CCAGGTCGTTTTTGAGCCGCCGCGGGTCGAGTTGCCTGCACATGGCCTGTGTCAACAGGCCAAGGGCTTCCGCTTGGGCGTGCTGCAGTTCCGCGATGAGTTGCGCCACGAATTTCTCGTTCATGGGCCGGTCCTTTCTGGTAGGTGGCTGGGGTCGGAGCCTCCATCGTACCGGGCTGGGCCGGCCCGCCATTCAGTCTGTGGCACCCCTTGCAGCGCCAGGCGCGCAGGGGGCAGTGCAGGCGCCGCGCCGGCAGGGCGCGGCGATGTTTCCACCCACCACCATGCTGGCCCGGCGGTTCCGGGCTGGCCGGGTAGTCCTCGCGCCAGGCTTCTCCCTCCCTGGCCGAAGCGCGGGGCGCCGGGCCGGTGGTGGGTTCTTTCTTTCCGTCGTCAGGGGTGTGCTGCGGGTGCATGCGGCCAGTGTCGGCGCGGCGCCGGCGGCAGGCAATCACAGCGGAATGGGCGCGTTGTGAGCGAGATACTGGACGCGGCCTATCAACTGGTGCGCATGTACCCGGGCGGGGCGGCTTCGCTGGGCCCGCGCATGGGCAAGAACGCCACCACGCTCAGCCATGAGGTCAAGGGCACGGGCCAGGCCAAGTTCGGGCTGGAGGATGCCGTTACCGCCACGGTGTTCTCGGGCGACTTGCGCATTCTCAACACCTTCGCAGCCGAATGTGAGTGCATGGTGCTGCGCCTGCCGCAGCACCTGGGCGAGGGCGCGGGCGCGATGCGGCAGGTGGCCCGCTTGGCGCAGGAGTTCGGCGAGCTGGTGGCGTCGGTGTCCGAGGTGGCGGCCGACGGGCGCATCACGGCCAACGAGCTGGCCCGGGCGCGCAAGGAATGGCAGGAGCTGGTCACCCAGGGGCAGGCGCTCATGGCGCACCTGGAGGCCAAGCACCTCGACGGACTGCCGGCGCATGTGCGAGACGGAGGCGGCGCATGAGGCCGGTGGGCGAGATCCACGAGGCGCTGCTAGACGCGGCCCGCCGGCTTGTCACGCCTGACCGCGCGCCCACCTTGATGGAGCTGGCGCAGCACGCGCAGGTGGGTATGCAGGCAGCCCGTGACACGGTGCCCAAGATGAAGCGCCACGGCGCACTGCGCATCGTGCGCACGCGCCGCGTCGACTACCGGAACCGGCCGGTGGCCGAGTACGCGCCCGCGGAAGGCAGTGATGCAGGCCCTGGCGCCGGCGTAGACCTAGGCCAGGCCCTCGCGGCATGGATGAGCCAGTCGTACTGAGAGCATCGAACAACGGAAGGGGAGCCGTTTGAACCGAAAGAACACGATGGGCGCGGCCCGAAGGGCGCGCCATGGGTGACCGTCCGCCACTGCCGCCGATTCGTTTCGAGGCGCTGGCCGAGAAATTGCTGGACCGCGCGCCCGATCTGGTGCCGCAGTGGCTGCCGGGCGGCCGCCGCAACGGCCACGAATGGGTGTGCGGCTCGCTGCAGGGGGGCGAGGGCACGAGCTGTAGCGTCAACCTCAACAATGGCCGCTGGGGCGATTTCGCCACCGGCGAGCAGGGGGGGGACCTCACCAGCCTGTTCGCGGCCATCCACGGCCTGACCATGGGAAAGGCGGCCGTGCAAGTGGCGCGTGATGAGGGGCTGGAGGATGTGGCCGGCGTGCAGCGAGACGCCCAGCACCAGCGCGCCGAGCGCCCACCGCCGCCGCCGGCTGCACCGGCCCAGGCCAAGGCACGCGATAGCGAGGGCTGGCAGACCATGCGGCCCGTGCCCGACAACGCGCCGCCAGCGAACTTCGCGCACTGGCACCGCAGTCAGGACGACATCGAGCACGTGGCCGAGTACCGCAACGGCGGCGACCTGCACGGCTACGTGGTGCGCTTTCGCACCAGCGACGGGGGCAAGGACACCCTGCCGCGCACATGGTGCATCAGCGCCCGTGATGGCAGCATGAAGTGGCACTGGAAGCAGTGGGACGCGCCGCGCCCGCTGTACCTGCCCGGCCACGGCCGAGGGCTGCACGCCGAGGGTGTCACCATCGTGCTGGTCGAGGGCGAGAAAAAGGCCGACGCCCTGCAGGCGCTGCTCGATGCCTACGCGCCGGGCGTCTACGTGGTGGTCAGCTGGCCGGGTGGCTGCAAGGCCTGGGACAAGGCCGACTGGTCGTGGCTGGCCGGGCTCACGGTCATCTGCTGGCCCGACGCCGACAGCAAGCGCGAGCCGCTCACACCGGCCGAGCGCAAGGCCAACCCCGACAAGCTGGCGCAGGAGGTGCTGGCGTCTGCCAAGCCCTACTTGCCTGCCGAGAAACAGCCGGGCATGCGGGCCATGCTGGCCATCGGCGCGCACCTACGCGACGCACACGGCTGCACGGTCCAGATCATCCCCGTGCCCCCGCCTGGCCAGGTGGCCGATGGCTGGGATTGTGCCGACGCGATCAATGCCGATGGCTGGGGCGTGGCCGAGGTGCTGGCCTTCTTTGCCACCGCGCACGCGCTGCCAGACGCTCCCGCGCCCGACGCGCCGGCGGCAGCGGGAGGCAGGGGCGAGCCGCCCGGAAAAAATCGCGATCCCCTCGGCGATGCCGGCCCCGATGATGGCGACGCATTCGCCGAGCATCTGGCGTTCCTCTGCGAGCAGCAGAAATGCGAACCATGGCAGATCCAGCCCAACCGCAAGCTGGTCATTGCGGCCCTGCGCAAGGCGCCCGCGCTGGTGGGCCGTCTGGGTTTCAATGATTTGACCGGCATGCCCAGCACCATGCACCCATGGCCATGGCGGCCTGAGGCAGGGCCGCTGGCCGATGCCGACGATCTGCGGCTGGGCGACTGGCTCTGCACCGAGTACAAGCTCAAGGCGGCCAGCCGCGCGGCCCTGGCCGAAGCCATCGACACGGTGGCTGACCAGAACCACTACCACCCCATCCGAGACTGGCTGGATGGCCTGGAGTGGGACGGCAAGCCTCGGCTGGAGCGATGGCTGATCCATGCGCTGGGCATGACGCCGGCCGACCTCGAGCCGAGGACCGCGGCCGCCGGCGTCGACCCGGTGCCAAAGGGGCGCCGGCGCTTCCTTGAGCTGATGGGGCGCTACTTCCTGATGGGCCTCGTGGCCCGGGTAATGGAGCCCGGCTGCAAATTCGATTACTCGCCCGTCTTCGAGGGTGTGCCGGGCATGGGCAAATCCACGCTGGTCGAGGTGCTGGTGGGTAAAGAGCATTTCTCGGACACCCACTTCGACATCGGCAACGGCAAGGACGGCATGGAGCAGCTCCAGGGCCTGTGGGCCTACGAGCTGTCCGAGATGACCGCCTTTCGGCGCGCCGACAGCGAGCAGGTCAAGCAGTTTTTCAGCTCCACCGTGGACCGCTACCGGGGGGCCTATGGCCGCTTCGTGCAGAACCACCCGCGTCAGTGCGTGATTTTCTGCACCACGAACAAGCGCCAGTACCTGTATGACCTGACGGGCAACCGGCGATTCTGGCCCGTGTGGGTGGCCCAGCCCATCCGCATCGACTGGGTGCGCAAGTGGCGCGGCCAGCTCTTCGCCGAGGCCCTGGCGGCCTACCGGGCCGGCGATCGCTACTTCCCGACACCCGAAGAAGAGGCCGCCTACTTCAAGCCCGAGCAGGAGCTGCGCCTGGTCGAGACCACGGTGCAGGCCAGGCTGTACGAACTGCTCACACGCGAGGGCAGCTACACCAGCGAGGGGCGGGCCACCGAGGGTATCAGCCAGCTCACGAAGTTCGTCACGCTGCCCATGCTGGTGCAGGCCCTGGGCGCCGATGCGGCGAAGTCCACCAGCTTGCTGGAGGGGCAGATCCGTGGATGGCTGGAAGCCCAGGGCTGGCGGCTCGGCCGCGAGACGGGCGGCCAGCGCAGGCGAGGTTATTTCCAGCCGGAGACATGGCCTCCCGCTGATGACGACGATGCGGGCCTGGCTTGTGCCACGCCCGCGCCAGATTCTCCAACGCCGCAGGGGCCCGCGCAGGCCTCGGGGTATGAGGGGTTCGACGACGATGCACCGTTCTGACCAGGGATCGCAGCGCGCAGCTGCGGAAAAGGTCGTGGTGCTCGATACGCCACGGCACACCACGGGAGCGAGAGGCGCGATTCGCGGCTCCCGGTGGTATGCCGTGGCGGGGAGGTCGCCGAGCCTGGGTGCCGTGCCGTAGCAGGCCTGTCAGGGCAGGCCTGGCCGGTGGTCCGTCCACACGTCCAGCCATCCCATGGAGCGCACGGCAGGCCGCCATTTCCCGAATCGGCCAGTCGGAGCTGCTGCATTGCCTGCTGGAATCGTAACCACGTGCGCGGCGCTTTACTGCAGGCGCACGGATGTGCAGGGGCGCGTGCGCGCTCGCACGTGCGCGAGGTTGTGTGTGTATGTCATGAGATCAGAGTAAAGAGGTGGACGAGTGGACGGACAGCAGCAGCAGCGACGGCAGGTTGATCAGGACGCGGCGGCTCGGCAGGTGGCCGAGGGGTTGCAGTTGATCAAGGCCCAGATGCCCGAGACCTACAGGGCGGTGCAGGCCAAGGCGGGGGAGATCGGCGGCGACGCATACCGTCTCGTGCGTGAGGCTTTGCGCGGTGTTCCCAGCCGTTTCTATGCGATCGAGGCCGGCCACGTGGTGGGCACGCCCTTCGATATGCCGGACGTGACGGCCGACCTGGCGCGCGTCATGGTGCAGTTCGGGTGCCGGCACCTGATCATGTGGGCCGCCGAGGCCCAGCAGCACAAGGGGGTTGGCGATGGCACGCATTGAATGGGTCAAGCAGCGGCTGGACAACTGGGCCCGATGGAAAGAGCGCGAGGCCTCGCACGGCCTGGGCTTCTACCGGCAAAGCCCGTTCCTGCGCATGGCGGTGGATGGCGGCGGCTACCGAGACCTGGCTATCCCGGTAGATGACGTCGAGGCCCGCGGCACGGATGAAGCGGTGCAGTCGCTGCTGGCCGGGCAGCCGCACCTGCACCGCACCCTGGTGCTGATCTACCTGGAGGATGCGGGCATTCGCGTGGCGGCCGTGCGCCTGGCCTGTGCCGAGTCCACCGTCAAGGCGCGGCTGGAACAGGCCGACCAGGCCATTGCCACCTTCCTGCGACTCAAGGCGCAGGACGAAAGGAGTTTTTCCACATAGACTTTTTTGGTAGATTTCAGGCAAGCTGCAGCGAGCGTGTTTCCAAACGACGCACAGCGCTCCACCCGACCCCGCCATGCCGTGCATCGCGGGGTTTGTTTTTGCCCGTCATGCCCTCTGCCGCCCCCAAACCCTGCACGCATCCCGGCTGCGGCGTGCTGGTGCGCGACGGCAGCGGCCGGTGCGAGAAGCACCAGCGCGAGGCCTGGACGAAGAAGCCGGATGCGCCGCGCCGCGTGACGGGCCGGCGCCTGCAGGCTGAGCGTGCGGATCTGTTCCGGCGCCAGCCGCTGTGCGTGTTGTGCCAGGCGCGCGGCATCGTGCGGCTGGCCACGGAGCGGGACCACATCGTGCCGCTGAGCGAGGGTGGCGAGGACGTGGCATCGAACACGCAGGGCCTGTGCGCCGACTGCCACGAGGGCAAGAGCCTGGCGGAGCGGCTGCGGGCCCAGGCCCGGGCGCGCGGCGGCTGATCAGGCGGGGAGGGGTGGGGCAAAAGTCCAGAACCCTCCGAGCGGAAAC